CACAGACGGTAGTGCGGCTAGCTGGGCTACTGTTAACTCACTGCCTACACAAACTGGTAATAGTGGCAAGTACTTAACCACAGATGGTAGTGGGGCTAGTTGGGCAGTAGTACCCACCACCATTATTAGCAGCACAGCGCCTAGCACACCTAGTGCTGGTACTAAATGGGTTAATACTACTAGTGGTGTAGAGTATACTTATTATACAGACGTAGACAGTTCACAGTGGATTGAAACTGGTCCAGTCAGCACAATCAGTGGTTTAAATGTATTGCCTGTATACTTAAATTCCGGAACTACTACAAGCGTAAGCGTTGCTCAAGGCTATTTTACAGTAATGGATCGCAGTGGCAGCTATACTAGTGTAGCAATAACATAATAGGAGTTGCAATGGCAACACGATATTCACTAGTAATTTCTGGAACACAAATTCAGGAATTACAAACCGGCGACACCTTATTAGGCTCTATTGCAAATATTACAGGTGGCAGTGCTGGTCAAGTACACTACCAAAGTGCCGCAAATACTACTGGTTTTACTGCTGCTGGTACTAGCGGTCAGTATTTGCAAAGTACAGGTACAGGTGCACCTGTTTGGTCTACAGTAGACGCCCTACCCTCACAGACTAGTAATTCGGGCAAGTTTTTGACTACTAATGGTACTACGGCTAGTTGGGGTACTGTTACCAGTTTAACTGGTATTACTAACTCGGCTACGCCATTTACTACTGCACTTGGTTATCAAGCAGCTAACAGCACAACTGGAACTTGGAACGTAGCTGTTGGGTATCAATCACTTTATACAAATTCAACAGGAAATGGAAACGTAGCTATTGGCACTTCTGCGTTGTATGGAAATACAACTGGTTCTAACAATGTAGCAATTAGTCCACCAAACGCTTTAAATAATGGTGCTTTGTATATTAATAGCACTGGTAGTAGCAATATTGCAATTGGACTAGCAGCATTAAGGGAAAATACCACTGCTAACAATAATGTTGCAATTGGTCAATCTGCTTTGAATAGCAACACAACAGGTTCTCCAAACGTAGCAGTTGGCTATCAATCTCTGATTGCAAATACAACCGGATCGCAAAACAATGCAGTAGGGTCATATGCGTTGTACGGAGTAACAACAGGAACAAACAATACTGCCATAGGTTACACAGCAGGTTATTACATCACAACAGGTTCAAAAAATACTATTATTGGTGGATACAACGGCAACAATGGTGGTCTAGACATTCGCACAGCGTCTAACTACATAGTATTATCAGACGGTGACGGTAACCCACGCGGAATGTTCAACAGCAATGGATATTTTGCTGCATCGCCAAGTGGTGGATTTCCAGACGGGACAAACTTAGGATTTCATTATTTTAATAGCCCTGCTTCCGCTGGTGGTTCGGGTGACAAAGTAGTGTACATTAGGGCAGACAGTGCATCCTTTGCAGGAACCGCTTTTTCAGTACGCGGCAATAGAAACACAACTAATAGTACTTTTAATACATTTGATACCAGAAACGGCAATGACACTGGAGCATTTATAATTAGAGACTCTGGCAATGCAGTTAATACAAATAATTCTTATGGGTCTATTTCTGACATTTCTTTAAAAGAGAACATTGTAGACGCAACTCCCAAACTTGCTGCATTAAATCAAGTTCAAGTTCGCAGTTACAATCTAAAAGCAAAGCCTGATGAAAAACATATTGGCGTGATTGCACAGGAATTAGAAACAGTTTTTCCGGGTTTGGTTGAAACTGACAACGAAGGCATTAAGAACGTCAAGTACAGCGTGTTTGTGCCCATGCTAATCAAAGCGGTACAAGAACTAACAGCCCGCATCGAAGTATGGGAGTCTAGGCAATGAATTTTCCCAGTAACCCCACCCTAAACCAGACCTATACCTACGCAAACAAAACTTGGCGTTGGAATGGCACTGCCTGGAACATAGTCCCACTAGTACAAGCACCTGCAATTTTTACTAGTTCAACTGCACCTAATTATCCAGTTAGTGGCACTAAGTGGATTAATACTACAAATGGCGTAGAATACACTTATTATGTGGATGCAGATAGTTCGCAGTGGATTGAACTATCACATCCCAGTGATAATCTATTTATTCAGTTAGGTAACCTAGACGGCGGAACGCCTACCAGTAATTATGGTGGCACACAAGCAATTATCGGAGGCACGCCATAATGGCTCAACAAATTCAATTACGTAATGGCACGGCCGCACAGTGGACTAGTGCTAATCCTACACTAGCAGTGGGTGAGCTGGGTGTAGAAACAGATACTAATAAGTTTAAGGTGGGAACAGGCAGCACAGCTTGGAATTCTTTAGCGTATAGCGTAGGCTTTACTTGGCGTGGTGCTTGGTCTAGTAGTACCACCTATGCAGTAAATGATTTAGTAACCTATGGTAATGCCAGTTATATTAGCATACAAGCCGGTACAAATCAAACACCGGGTGTAGCTACTAGTTACTGGACTGTGGTAGTCAGTGGCAGTGGTTTGGCCATTGGCGGTACAACTACTCAAGTACAGTATAACAATGCCGGACTGCTTGGCGGTTCTGCAAATTTAACCTTTAATGGCACTACACTAACTACTGGTGGCTTATCACTAAAGGGTTCTACTAGTGGTACGGTTACTGTCACCGCACCGGCTACAGCAGGCACACAAAGTTATACGCTGCCCGCAGGGGTGCCTAGTGTAAATGGTCAGGCTTTAACTAGTACTACTGCTGGTGTTATGTCTTGGAGTACTGTTAGTTCTCCTGCGGCTACACCAACAGTGTTAGGCACGGTGTATGGCTCCATGACTTCTGGAAGTCCGTACCTAACTGCTATAGGTAGCGGGGCAGCGACGAGTACCACGGGCGTGATAAACACCGCTGTTGGATATCAAGCATTAAACGCCAACGTCACTGGTACGGCACACACCGCTGTGGGGTATCTAGCATTAAATGCAGCGACTGGAGACAATAATGTTGCTGTAGGTGCTAGTGCATTAAGATATTGCACCAGCGGGTCCAACAACGCAGCATTGGGATATGCCGCCCTTAATTCTAACACCACAGCATCTTATAACACTGCGATAGGTACTTCCGCTCTTTATAACAACACCACAGGCGCATACAACATTGCCATTGGCACAAATTCATTACTAACCAATACTACGGGCAGTAGTATGGTTGCTGTTGGCTATCAGGCAATGGCTAATAGTAATGGTGGCAGTAGTTGTACTGCTTTGGGTTTTCAGGCTTTATATAGTCAAACAAGTGCTGGTGGTGGTGGGCAATCTAATACCGCTATTGGGTATGCTTCACTTTATGCTTCTAATGGTACTGGCGGTGGTATTGCCCAACAAAATACTGCAGTAGGAGCGTATTCAGGATATAATTCTACGGGCGCTGGAGCAAATAGTAATACCTATGTAGGTTCTTATTCCGGCTATACGGGCAGTTCTCCTTTTGGTTGCACCGCAATTGGGCATAGCGCACTGTATTCAAATTCAACTTCTCTTTATCATACCGCTGTTGGTTATCAAGCCCTATACAGCGTAACTGTTCAAGGAAGTACCGCAGTAGGCCACAAAGCATTATTTGCTTGCACTTCTGGCGGCGATAACGTAGCTGTTGGTTATCAAGCACTGCTGAGCACCACGACCGGCGGCGGGAACGTGGCAATCGGCACGGAAGCGATGAGAGATACGACCACTGGTGGTGGAAATACTGCTTTAGGACAAGGAGCTGGACAAACTGCCAATGGTGTAAGAAATCTTTATCTTGGACATCAAGTTCGTGGCACTGGTAACAATGAAATTGTACTTGGTGATTCGGTTACCAGTTTTGGATCTAACTATATAACAATTGGTGCAAGTGGTACATATATTTATTGTAATTATGCTAGCAATGCTACTTGGTATTTTAGTTCTGACGCTAGACTTAAAACCAATATTCAAGACGATACTCTTGGATTGTCCTTTATTAATCGATTACGTCCAGTAACTTTTACTTGGAGGCCTGATGCTGATATTGATCCATCGCTTCCTAAAAACGGGAAAGACCTTCGAGATACGTCTAAGATTCATCACGGACTAATTGCGCAAGAAGTTAAAGCAGCGATGGATGCAGAAGGTACCACAACTTTTGGAGGATGGGACGTTACTAAAGACGGGATGCAGACTATCGGTCAAGAAAAATTCATTACTCCGCTCATCAAAGCGGTGCAGGAATTATCAGCTAAGGTTACAAGCCTTGAATTTCAACTAAGCCAACTCAAAGGAGCTTAATTATGATTGTTTACACCCCCGAGGAAATCGCCCAGCATTACAAAGCCGCGATGGATTCAGTAAACCTGATCAACGGTGGTAAACCAGCGTACATGACTCAGGCCGATTGGGACGACTGCGTTAGACGCAACAAAGACCACTTGAACATCATGCTCGCCAAGGACTTCTGGACTACGGAAGACCTCACCCCACTGCGCAACGCCGCTGCCTAAAAGGACTACACATGGAAAACGCAACCGTATCTGTCGCCCTCTTGAACGCTATCCTCCAGTATTTGGGCAATCGTCCTTGGGTGGAAGTAGACCCGCTGATTAAGGGCATTCAAAAAGAAGTGGAGGCTCAGTCGAAGCCAGCACCCGTTGAGCCTGAGAATGGCTGACGTTCACGAGTTGGCTTCTGAGACGGACAAACGTCTGAGTGTTCATGAAGCCATTTGCGCCCAACGATACGAAAACATCCAAGGGCGGTTTGATGACGGGTCCAAACGCATGGCGCGGATCGAGCACATCCTGTATGTGGTGATTGCCGCGGTGCTGTTTGGACCGGGTGTTGCGGCCGACCTTGTTAAGAAGGTGTTAGGGCTATGACTGAGAAACTGGAAGCCAAAAGTCAGTTGATCGAAAAAACGGCGTTTGCTGTTTTGCCGATCCTCTTCACTTGTGTCGTCTATCTGATGTCGTCGCTGGATAAACTCAGCCATGACGTGACGGTGCTCAACGCCAAGATCAGTTTGGTGGTCACGTCGGACAACAAACAAGCCGCCAACTCCGGCGCTGAACTGGCGCGTGAAAAACTTCGGCAAGATCTGGAAAAGCAGATACACGAGAACCGGGAACTGATCCACATAAATCGTGAGCGGATCGTGATTCTTGAAGAACGGATGAAAAAGTAATGGCCGACTTCGATCCAGCATTTGAGAAGATGATCCACGACGAGGGTGGGTTCCAGTTGACCAACATACCGGGCGACCGGGGAGGACAGACTTATGCAGGAATCGCCAGAAACGCAAACCCCGACTGGACAGGTTGGCAGTACATTGACCAGAAAGATTTTGGATCGGCTACGCCCCTTGTCCGAGGCTTTTACAAAGACAATTTCTGGAATCCGATCCGGGGTGACGAACTTAAAGAGCAAGTTATTGCCGAAACAATCTTCAACTTCGGAGTGAATGCGGGTGTTGGACTTGCAATCAAGTTGGCTCAAGTCGTAGCGGGGGCGACTCCAGATGGCGCTATCGGCCCTAAGACTATTGAACGCCTCAATATCTGCACGCCGAAGAACTTCATGGCCTCATACGCGATTGCCAAAATTCAACGATACGCCAACATCTGCAACAAAGACCGGGGACAGTCCAAGTTCCTCCTCGGCTGGATCAACCGCACCCTGCAAGGACTCAAGTAATGGATCTGATAGGGATCGGGGGGATAATTGAAGGTGTCGGCAAAATCGCTGGTGATCTTATCACGACGGACAAAGAGCGGCTCCAGATGGCGTTGGAGGACCGCAAACTCGACCTTGAGGAAAAACGCATCGATCAAACAACCGATCTGGCTCAGGTTGAGGTCAACAAGATTGAAGCAGGTTCTTCTAGTTTGTTTGTCAGCGGTTGGCGTCCTGCTGTGGGCTGGATTGGGGTTTTGGGTCTGGCTTACCAGTTCCTTGGATACCCGTTGATGCAATGGCTTTGGGCTTTTGGTCAAGGAGCGGATATAATTCCAAAAGGGCTGGCCCCACCGCCTGACTTGCAGGTTGAGCAGTTGATGACGCTGCTTGCTGGTTTGTTAGGGTTTGGCGGGATGCGTAGTTTTGAGAAACACAAAGGGGTGGCGGCAAAATGACGACTGCAGTCACGATGACCTACGATTCGCTGGTCGAGAACATCCAGTCGTATCTCGAACGTAACGACACCCAGACGCTGGATAAAATTCCTTTGTTCATCATGCTCGCGGAGCAGGTGATCGCTGCTCAGATCAAGTTCCTTGGTAACCTGACTGTTAACAACAGCACCATGGTTGCCAACACGAGCATTATCGATAAACCCGCTCGGTGGCACAAAACGGTTAGCTTCAACATCACCGTTGCGGGGGTGCGACAACCTGTTTTATTGCGCCAGTATGAGTACTTGCGTCAATACTGGCCCGATGCAACTCAGACCGGCGTGCCTGCGTATTTTGCTGATTACGACTACACGCACTGGTTGGTTGCTCCGACACCCGCCAGTGCTTACAGTTTCGAAGTGTTGTACTACGAGCGGGTGCAGCCGTTGGATTCTACCAACCAGACCAACTGGTTCACGATCTACGCTCCGCAAGCACTCCTTTATGGCTCGTTGCTTCAAGCGATGCCATTTTTGAAGAATGACGAAAGATCACAAATGTGGCAAGCGCAATACGACGCAATCATGGCCACCCTGACAACTGAGAACAAACTCCGTATTGCGGATCGTCAAGCCATAGCGGTGGATTCATGAGCTACAATAGTCCGTTCACGGGAAACGTCGTACAGCCGACTGATGTTTCATATGCGTCTTATGCATTAACATCCACCACCGGCACGATCCAGCTCGAATGGCCCATAAATGGGTCGGTGAGCAATTATGTCGCTGCTCGTGTGATGCAAGTCAGCACGACGAGCACAGCTTACGAACTATGGATGCCGCCAGCCAATCAGGCGTCTGTAGGGCAGGATGCGCTGATCTATAACACTGGCGGCGTTGCGCTAACAGTCAAGTCCTACGGCGGTGCGAGTACGATCGTCTCGATCCCATCTACAGGTGGTACGGCGCAGTATATCTTTATCACCAGCAACGCTACGACGACAGGAACTTGGGGTGTTATAGCGTTTGGCGCGACGACGACTAACTCGAATGCGGCGACGCTCGCTGGGTACGGACTGACGGCGATCGGAGCTACGCTCAACCAGTCCCAGCCTGTTACGTCGTTCTCGTCGAATTACACAGCTGTCGCCGCTGACCGAGCGAATACTTACATATGGACTAGTGGTTCTGGCACTTTGACGCTGACCTCAGCCTCGACACTTGGCAATGATTGGTTCTTTTTGGTGCGCAACGGCGGCACTGGCACTCTCGCGGTCACCCCTTCAGGTGGCGACTTAATAAACGGGTCTGCATCGCTTTCTTTGCAGCCTTCGGATTCGTGTTTGATCTCTTGCTCGGGAACCGCGTTCTACTCGGTCGGTCTCGGAAAATCGACGCAATTTAACTTCACGCAGCTAACTAAAGCGGTGACTTTCGCAGGATCTCCGTACACGCTTACCTCAGCAGAAGCATCGAATGTCATCCAGAAATACACAGGCACGCTTACTGGTAACGTAGTAGTCAATCTGCCACAGACTATTCAGGTCTATTACATCACCAACCAGACCACCGGCGCATACACCATTACATTCCAGACGGGTGTGTCGGGTGGTGCTACAGCGACGATCCCGGCTGGTCAGCAGGTGATTCTGCTCTGTGACTCGGTGAATCTGTACAACGCTTCGACGATCGCTGCTGGTGCGACGAGTCTCTCGCTTACCAACGGTTCTGCTGGCGCTCCGTCGCTGAACTTCGCTAGCGAGACAACCACTGGTGTTTTCAGACCTTCTTCGGGCGTGTTTGGCATATCAATCCTCGGGACTCAAAAGTTCTATCTCGACGCTAACGGAATTCAAGCCGGAGTTTTCTGATGGTGGCTAAGGTCCTTCAGATAGACACGAAAGCAGGCATCCAGCGCGACGGCACTGTTTTCGATTTGGATTTCTACACAGGCGGTCGCTGGGTGCGATTTCAACGCGGACGCCCTCGCAAGATGGGCGGCTATGCAGTGATATCTGATCAGCTGACTGGCCCCTCGCGCGGAGTGTGGGTGAATCCATCAAACGGATTTAACCAGATTTTCAGCGGTTACAACAACGGGTTGCAGTCGCTCTCGGTTGACAACAACGGTGTCGGCGCGGGGATCACGAACTACACTCTGAGCAATTTCACTGCGAGTGATCTTAACCTTTGGCAGTTCGACGGGTTTTTCGACGTTGGAGGTGCTGGAGTTGCGTCGATTTTGGCTCATCCAGGGCAGAACCTTGCGCAGACTGATTCAACTGTCGAGACGCCGGTTCTGATCGGTGACATCAACGGCACGACGCTTTCTCAGATCGGCGTTTTCACAGACGGGTATATATCGCTGAATTCGACGACTGAAGCTTCGAACATGATCACCAACACGGCGATCGGTGCTGGGCAATCGGTTACCGGGACCGGAATCCCGGCAGGCACGACGGTAGAATCGGTGGTGATCACGAATGGCACGCTCAGCGGGGTGGCAGTCACTGGGGTCGCTGGTCAATGCTCATGTGTTAGCACCTCTGGTCTTTTCGTCGGACAGGCCATACGGGTAACCGGCACACTCACAGGCACTGCTACTGGGATTGCATCGGGCAGCACCTACTACATCATCGCGACCAACTACGCCACTACATTCACGCTATCCGCTACAGATGGTGGGTCGGCGATCGTCACTACGGCTGGGTCGACGACTGGGCTCGTGTTCACAATCGACAATTATCAAAAAATCACCTTTTCGCAAGCCGCCACCACCAGTGGTGCTTCGACTTTGACATTCAACAATAATGTTGCTGTTTCGGGTGGCGTGGTCTCCCTGCACCCCTACGTGTTCGTGTACGGAAACAACGGGTTGATAAAGAACTGCGCAGCGACCAACGCGCAGGATTGGGTCTCGGCTGACGCGAACGAAGTCAATGTGGCCACCGGAAAGATCGTTCAGGGTTTACCTGTCCGGGGTGGTTCGAATGCTCCCTCTGGGCTTTTCTGGAGCCTTGACAGTCTTGTCCGAGTGTCTTATATCGGTGGGGTTGGTACTCCTCCGCAGTTCTGGCGCTACGACATCATTTCGAGCCAGTCTTCGATCTTGTCGAGTCAATCGGCGATCGAATACGACGGCGTTTACTATTGGTGTGGTGTCGACCGGTTTCTGCTCTACAATGGCGTTGTTAAAGAGATCCCGAACACCTTCAATCAGAACTACTTCTTCGATAATCTGAACTATGCGCAGCGCCAGAAAGTGTGGGTGACCAAAATCCCGCGTTATGGCGAAATATGGTGGTTCTACCCTCGCGGCGATGCGACTGAGTGTACAGACGCAATCATTTATAACGTGCGCGAGAATGTCTGGTATGATGCCGGCGAAGCTTTGGGTACTCGGCGATCGGCTGGTTACTTCTCGCAGGTATTGGCTCATCCGGTCGAGGCTGGGTGGGAAACAAGTGAAGAGGTGGATGTATTCACACAGTCGATGACGACCGTTAGTGGTAACACCCGGATAAATCTTGCTACATTCAATTTGCAGGTTGAAATAGGTCAAGTGGTTTCTGGGACGAACATCGTCGCTGGCACCACCGTCACCGCAGTTACTTCTAGTGCGATCCAGACGCTCGGTGCTGTTACCGGCGGTTCCGGGTACACGAATGGCACTTACACGAGTGTCCCCTTGACCGGCGGCAGCGGCGCGAATGCCGTCGCGACGATCGTGGTCGCCGGGGGTGCGGTGACTACCGTGACCATAACTACTCGGGGCGCGGGTTACATCATCGGTAACGCGCTCACTGCTACAGCGTTTATCGGCCCCGGCGCAGGATTTTCGGTGCCTGTCACAGCGATATTCGCGCAGACCATCACACTCTCGGTGGCGGCTTCCGGGAGTGGTACCCAAGACCTGACTTTCAGCACTCCTCCGAACTTGATCTCCATGTGGCAGCACGAAGTGGGAGTTAATGCGATTGCTGGACAGAACGTACTTGCGATCGACTCTTTCTTCGAGACAAGTGATTTAGGGTGGTTGGCTGGTGGTCCGACTGAACCTTCGATGGTGGGTGAAAACCGCTGGTTACGACTCGAGCGAGTTGAACCTGATTTCATCCAGAGCGAAGAGATGACGTTGGTAGTCACGGGTCGACCATTTGCGCAGAAAGAGGATGTTGAGTCTGACCCTTTTGTGTTTGGTCCTGACACAGGAAAGATCGATATGCGTGAGCAGCGACGCGAATTAAGGTTACGATTTCGATCGAACGTAGTGAATGGCGACTACCAGCTAGGCAAGACACTCCTAAGCGCGACTTTCGGCGACTCGAGACCTTACTAATGGCTGTAGCACTGGTTTATGACCCTCGGTTTCACACTTTTGAGTCGTGGGCGAGTTTGATGTGTGAGCTTTACGCTGCGCAGCAGCTGGAGATCCCGACTGCTACGACAGACTGGAAGACTTGGGGCAACGGCATAAATGCGATCGATGTGTTCTCGAACGAAGCCATTCCGCACACGGATAATTTCGAGAACTGGTTCGATTGGGCAGCAGCATTGGTCGGTGCTGTAAATCCAAACACTGTCTGACATGGCAAATTATTTCAACACTGTTGGTTATGATATTGCTCAGAACGCTCTGCGGGGTCAGGGAATCGACCCAACCGGACTTGACGAAGCTGGTTTGATCGCTGGTTTGCAGCAGATCTTCCCAGAAGAGCAGTTCAAAATAACGGGTTATACGCCGCCAGCCGCAACAACCTCTGCTGTCTCGTCTCCGCTGGTGCAAGCTACGACGACATTCACCGATGCTGCTTCTAATCCAACTGGCGCATTGGCTCAATCCACGATGGTCAGCGACCCGTATGCGCCAATCGGGTCGGAAAGCTACACAGGTTTGCCCCCTGTAACTAGCAACGACCCAGAATTATTAAATCCTTCTCCTGGTTACAACTCGCTCACTGGTGCGTTAGTAGACCAATTAGGCGGACCGAATCCTGCTTCAGCCGCCATCGCCTCTGGGCTTCTGAATCAAGGCGTGAGTGATATTAACAACATCGGGGTCCGCACCGTCAATGAGACGCGTTATTACCCGGCAATAGACGACGTTTCAGCAGAACGCACTGAAGAGGTGCCTGTAACCCAGTTTTATGACAAGAAAACAGGTCAAACGATAAACGGCGAGAGGATCGGAATAATCCAAAACGGCACCTATGGTGTCGATGGTGGTGATGTTTTCTACAACCTCAGAACAGATGCGAATGGCAACCCAACCGTCGAAACTAAATTCAGCCCCCGCGCTCGCGGATTCATCTGGGAAAATCCAGTCGGTCAACTCGCGCTAACCGCTGCTAAACTTTTCCCTGCTACGGCTCCGTTCGCTTTTGGTTTGGACGCTGCTCATTCCATAGCGAACGAAGACTATTTGGGTGGCGCGTTGAACTTGGTCGGCGCTGCAAATGCGGGTCTGAATGCTGGCACTTTCATGCCGGACAGTGTCGCGTCGGACGCGATGTCCGCTACGATCGGCGGTGTCCCTGCAGATGTTTTTGCCGGGAATCTGCAAGGAACTCTTGGTCAGGTTTCTACAGGTTTGCAGCTTGGCAAAGCGATCGACGACAAGCAGTGGGGGAATGTAATCTCCTTGGGAATTGGTCTGACCGGCGCAGGGAATATGCCGATCGGGAACACAGGTTTCACCACAGGCGATGTCGGTCGGTTTGCTTCGATCGGGGCAAATATCGCTAATGGTCAATTAGGGAATGCGGCGATCATGCTCGCTCCATATCTTGGCAGTCAGGATTTGGATCTCGCAGGTAGAGCGTACAACCTGAATCAAGCGATTGAAACCTACAATAAGACAGGGAACATTTTTGGCCTTGTAAATGCAACCAAAGACTTCGGGTCAGCCGCGTCAAGAGTGGCTAACGCTGCTGCATCGACCGTTGCACCGATCGTCGATGGGACAACTGGAGCAATCGCGCAATCGACTGTAACGGGCGGTGCTGGCAACGACACGATGGCGACCACGCCAACAGCTAACACCGCTGCCGTCACGCCGCCAGTATTCGACACGGCGCAGCTTAACAATCTGTCCAACATCGGCGCGACTGCATTCATAGCTGCTAAAGAATCAGGCGCAACTGATCAAGAAGCATATGAAACCGCTCGGTCTGTGACGGGTGGATTGACACCTACTAACCCTGCAGTGACCCCGACAGCAGGTTTGACACCCACCGGCGCTGTTGGCTCTTCTCTTGGAAATGATGTCGGTTCCGCTAATACACGTACATTCTCCGTGCCTGTTAAAACAGGAATCATAACAACACCTGTTGATGTGTCAGAGTGGATGCAAGGCACGGGTGATTTGAATATCAAAGAAGCTGTTGACCCACTGTTTAAAATTGAACCTGGCAAACCATACACAGGTGCAGGTGCTTCTGTTCTCGAGCCAGCACGCCGTTTGTTGGAAGATTTTGGCCGTACAATCGTATCAGCATCAACGCAAGGCACGGGTCAAATTGCAGCCACTCTTGCCAGCGGAGCCAGTTTATTTGGCGCTGATGGCACGGGCGATGTATTGCGCAGTCTGGGTCGACGGCTGAATGCAACTGGTGAGTACGCAGAGACTGACACTTCAAAACAGCAGAAACAGAACATAATAAATGACATCAAAGCGGAGACCACACTCATAGGCCAAATAGGTGCAGGCATTAGATCTGCACTTTCAAATCCAATTGGCGCTGCAAACTGGATTTTGGAAGAGTTGCCATCAGAAGCTGTTGGTCTCAAGGGTGCTCAGCTAATTGGTCGGATTTTGGATTCTGCCGTTGCAGTAGGCAGGGCGGATAAGGTTATTGACGTCGGTGAGGCGATGCTGCAGTCGCGTGAGTCTGTGCGTCAAGGTGCGATTGATCGTGGCATGACGCCTGAGCAAGCGGATCAAATTGCCAACAATGCAATGCTATCTGCAGGTGTGGCCAATGCAGTTGCAAATGGCCTTATGGGTTCAGCAGCAGCGGGTAGGCTTTTTAGAGAATCTAGTTCAAGCCTCGGTGCGCGTGCTACGGGTTCCACGCTGCGTGAAGGTGGTGCGGAGTACGCAGAAAGTTATGGCGCGAGCTTGGGTGAAAAAGTACAGCTAAGATACGGCGGCGACTGGTCTAGGTTGACAAACGCTGATTACATCGATGCAGGTGTTGACGCGACTCGCGCAATGCTAACAGGAGGACCACTCGCAGGTGGTGTTACTGCAACCACTCCGACTGTAACTACTCCGACTGTAACCACTCCGACTGCAACCACTCCGACTGTAACCACGCCGACTGCAGTTACTGATTTGTCAATGTCTGTGACAGGTGGGCTGACTTCTGGTGGATCACTCGACACGATCTTAGGCGACCACATCAGTTCCGGTGCTGCGCAAGGGACCGACCCTGTTGCGCTTATACAGTCCGGTGTGCAAGGTGCAATAGACGCCGGCACTCCGGGCATTGATGCAATCGATAGTGTTATTAGCGCAGGGATCAATGCAGGTTTAGACCCTTCACTTGTTATTGACACTGCTGTTGGTTCGCTTACACCGACTACTCCAACTCCGACGCCGACGACGCCAACCCCGACGCCG